TTAAATAAGAAAGGTTTATTGTTACCACTCTTATCTGTTATAACTACTTCACCAAAATCAGATGCACCTTCAAAAATAGCAAACTCACATTGGTCTACGCCTGTTAAAGATAGTTCTCCTCTACCACTAAACGTACTATAATTATCTCCACCACTTGCAACACTTTCTTTGTTTAGTTGTAACCAAGCACTTTCTCCGTCTTGACTAAAAAATACATCGTTACCTGCTACAGCTATTAAACCATCTGCATAAACTACTAAACCTTCTATATCTTCTGAAGAATTAGGTAACGTATCTCCAAACAAAGTAAATCCGTTTATTCTTCTGTATGTACCTTCATCAGATACTTCAAAGTTTCTTAGCTTAGTAGCAACTCCGGGTGTTTTTAATAAAGCTGAAGAGTTAGTAGACTTATTAAGTCCACCTACTAAATCTACTGAAAATGGTTGAGAACCTGCCATCTAGAAATAAGTCCTATCGTCTGTCATATATTTAGGAGTAGGATTAATTAGATTAGATTTCATAGTCTTCATATTCTTTTTATATTCTTCAAGTGCAAAAGCTGCTTGTTGAATGTTTTCTTTAAATTGATGTACATAATATCTTGTACGAGCTGTGATTACATTGCTATACTGTTCTGGTAAAACAATAGTATCACCATGAGCTGATAAAGATGTAGGTTTTTCAAAAGCATAAAAATGTACGTTGTATACTTTATCTGGTATTGGACTTAATCCAAACTTTCTGTGGTCTGGACTTTTAATAACATATACAGGTTCTCCATGAGAAGCGTCTGAACCTTCTGCATCATCAGAGTTTTCACTATCCCTATAATATCTTTTCCAGTCTGCAAGTGTTAGAAATTTTAAACCTCTAGAAACAAATGGAGTTGTTTCCCCACTTACATTTATTGTTGTTAAGTAAAAATCATCCCAGTCTACTGACGAGTAATCAGTTGTTATATTAGAACTTCCTGACTTAAGAGTATACCATCTAGTTCCTGCTACCGATGCAACAGTTACATTTCCATAGAAAGGGTCTGTGCCTCCACTAGCTCCTGCTGAGAAAAAAGGTAGTTGTGGTTCTTGATTAGCTATATCAAATATAGATTTATTAATTGAATCTTTTACAAATGCTTGTATACCTGTAGCATCTCCAAAAGTTACTGTAGTTAAAACAACTTCATTGAGTTCTCTTAATACTTCGTTTGTTAAACCTAAATATGTTGTAGCCATTACTTTTTACCTTTAGCTTTTAATTTTGCCTTTTTACTTAAATCTTTGAAATGAAAAAGTTTTACACTTGTTTTAGTGTGTGACTTGTTTGTATGTAAAGTACCGTTAGCCATTTTATGAGAACTGCCTTTATGTTCAGTTCCATCTCTTTTATAATGTTTTACGCCTTTCATATTAACAAGGTTTAGCTTTTGGCATTTCTTCTTTGTACATTCCACCATTTTTCATTGGTTTTTTCTTCATACCCATGCCACCATACTGCATCTGCTCTCTTCTAGCTGAAGCATTACCATTTTTTTTCATACCACCATCTTTATACATCATTCTTTTTTTACTTTTCATACTATTCTCCTTTTTAAATTAGGTGGAGGAATACTTAAACTCCTCCGATTTGGTATCAGTTAATACCGTAGACTGTATTATTAACCAGCTTGTGTGGTTGTAATTCCGTCTTGAACTTTACACTGTCCGTTTAAATACCAGTTAGTGCCGTCAGACCATACATGGACAAAATCTCCATGAACAGCTTTATTAGCTACTAATGAAATAGTATCTGCGTCTGTAACTGTAGCTACACTACCTGCTGCATCTTCCGGAGAAGATACGTTACCCACTATAATATTAGCACTTGATGCTGTTACTATTGTGTGAGTTCCTGTAGGTTCTGTTGCTCCAACATAAAACCAATACTCTAAACCTGCTGCTGGAGCTGGTAGAGTTGAGACTTTAGCTGCTGCTACATTCATAACAAAACGTGTGCCTGACTCTGATGCTGTAATTACATTAGCTGCAGTTACTGCTTCAGTGTCTGAAGGTTTCTGAATCTTTTCAGCTAATACACGAACATCGACTGTTCTTGCTGAATTACGTCCAGTATCTCTTATATTTTCAATTGTCATATTATTTACTCCTGTAAAATTTATGTGTTAAAAAAGAAAGGGAGGCTTTGACACCTCCCAATTCTATTTAGTCAATACCGTAGAATGCACTTACTAAAGCTTCGTCTCTAAGTACTTTCGCACCATAGACATGTAAGCCTCTAACAATGTCACCAAACGATGTTGGGTCTCTCAATACTTCTGTTGAAAGAATTGTGTTAGCAGTTGCAGTTGAAGACATGTGACCAGCCATAACTTTACCAGCAGCATTAGATGTTGCAGCAATGTTGTTTGACTTGTACATATCAAATCCACGTAATTTTCCACTTGATACTAGTCCATTTCTAATAGAACCTTGTCCACCGTTATAGTCGACAGATAATAATTTAGAGCTAGATTGTCCTAGAACTTCGTAGAACTCAGGACTTGCAACAAACCATCTACCTTCTTCAGGTACATTCTGTTCGTCTAATAGTCTTGCCATTCTACCCATAAGGTCTATTGGGTCGTGTTCGCTAGAACCAAAACCAATATCTAAGTTACCTGTTCCATCAAAAGTTCCTGCTGCTAAATCTGTAGCATTGTCAGAACCTAAAATGTGATTAGGTGATGAAGCTGAACAACCAGCAAACATAGTTGCTAATACAGCAGCGTCGTATGAATCTTTCAATGCATAAGCAGCTGATGAAGAAGCAATCTCTTTGAAGTTGACATGTGACATATTAGTTTCAATATCATCTACGATGAATTTGAAAGCTTTAGCACTATCAACAACCAAAGTGATTTCTTGGTCTGTTAGTCTAGTTTCAGTTGTGTCGCTATTTCTTGTGTAATCTGACACTGAAATAACTGGTTCTTTTATAATTTTTACTGAGTCTCCGAAAGAGGATATCTCACCGGCATAGTCGGTGTTTGTGATAGCTTCTACTACTGAGGCTTTCCTAAAAAAGTTCATTACCTTTTTAGAATAAACCGAAGGTAGGAAGAAACTATTAGTTTGTCCACTTACAGAGTTTGCAAAGTTTGCATTTGTATCAGTACTCGGTTCAAAAAATTGAGCCATGATTTTCTCCTGTTAAGTTAAAATAGTTTAATCTGATATTAGCCCGTTCTGCATAGCATCTGATATTGCAACTTCATGCTTATCAAACTCTTGTACAGACATAGCTTCTATCTCCTTTAATGACCAGACTTTCTGTTGATTAGGTTCTATACTTTGTGTTTTAGTAGAGACCATGTCTGCAGCAGATTGTCTTGTCGGTTTTCTAGAAGATGACTTAGTCTTAGGAATGTCTATACCTAAATCTTTTTTAAACAAATCTAGAGCACGTGAAGCTAAATCGGCATCGTCATTATTATCATATACCCAAGCTTGGATAGATGAATGTTGTTCTTTTGCCCATTCATGAAAGTCATCACTGTTTCTGATATCTTCAAAATCAGAATGTCTTTTCATTAATCTTTTTTCTGCGTCTTGTCTTACTAGTTGGTTTTCACGTTCTTGGAGTTTACTAAGGCGTTCTTCTAGAACTTTTGCTTTAGACTCAGATTGTAAATGAGCAACAGTTTCAACAACTTCGTAAACATCAGGATAATCATTTTTAAATTGTTCTATTTCTTCTGGAGATTTAGGAGTTACGTATTCGGTTCTATTACTAGTAGCCTCTTCTATTAACTCTTGTTCTCTAGATTTAAACTCATTAAGTTTACTATCATAATGTTTTTTTAAATCATCATAACGTTTTTTGTAGTCTGGTCTTTTGTAAGCAGTATTCTTTTTACTTTCCAGTTCCTCAACATTTACACTTCCTTGTTCACCAACTTCAGTTATGTCGTTGCTGTCAAAAAGTTTATTTTGAGGTGCTTCAAAATATACGTTATTTGATGATTCAAAAGATTTTTCATCTTCTGTGTGCCAATCTTTTTTTGCATTATAAGGGTTTGGTACTTCTTCTTTGACTTTATTAGTCATCTTCTTTCTCCTAATTGGGGCTTTGTTCACAAGGTAGCTCTATGTCGACTAGAGGGCTTGTTTTGTAAAGGTAGCCTTTCGGTTATTATTTTGATAAAGTGCCTACGCTAATAGGGTAGCTCTATCGTTATTTTAGTCTTGGGTTTGTTGATAACATACCTTTACGTATCTCATCATCTGCTATGTCAGATTCAATGGAATTTCCAAATTGGTTTTTATTCATTTCTTCTTCCATAACAGGCGTTCCACCCACGGCTAAGTTTTGTCTTTCATCTGCATTAGCTTCAGCATCTTTCATCATAGACATTAAAGTGTCTTCTCCGATTTCTTCTACAGCTTTTGCAGTAAAGACAAATTCTCCATCCGATAACCTTGCAGGTATCGAATCAGAGACTCCTGAACCCGGTCCTTCAACA